TTTACATCCCTTACAGATGCAGCAAGTATCTCTGTTTTTCTTATATTCTGAATTGTATAGATGTCACTTATCTGATCAATTAATTCAATGCCAACAAAAGAATTATCATCAACTCTTCCAACAAATGGTGATACATACTTAGCACCTGCCTTTGCAGCAAGTATTGCTTGTGCTGCTGAGAATATAAGAGTGACATTTACATTTACCAAATCTCTTGATAACTTCTTACATACTCTTAAACCATCAGGAGTACATGGAACTTTGATAGTTGCATTCTTTCCAAACTTACGAGAAAGTCGTAAACCCTCCATATACATTGCATCAAAGTCACCAACAACTTCCATACTTATATCATCAATACCCATATCAATCAGTTGTTGGTAAACTTCTTCTGGGTCTCTACCACTCTTCATAATCAGGGTAGGATTTGTTGTGATACCATCAATTAAATCAGTTTGAAAGTGTTTTTCGATCAATTCTGTATCAGCGGTATCCAAAAATAACTTCATAGTGTCTATAAACTGTACCTATAGTATAACACATAAATTTATAATGAAAACCTTAAGTTATAATTTGCTAAATAAAGCTACGTTATTAGGTAAATTTACCAATGAAGAAATTTTTACCTTTGTTATTGTTGCTTGGTATGGGGTCTTCCGCATATGCTGGCGGTATCGTGAGTTCACACACATCAAGTGTACAATTAACCGTTGATGCGGCTAGAACAGACGCTTCAAGAATCGGTTCAAGTTTCTCAATCTCTGGTAGTAACATTGATACAACTGATGGTACAACTGCTGGTACAGTTTCTGCAGGTACAATCACATCAGGTGTATATGCACCAGGTACAATTGCAGCAACTCAAGACACAGCAGGTACAGCGTTCAGCTTTAGCCAGTCATACACTCAGGCCGATGCAGTTCCAACTTCTGCTCCAACCGTGGGTACTGTAGGAAATCTATCAGACCAGACCTCATATGCAGCAGGAGTCAAAGGTGACTTAGCTGGTACTGTAACAAGTGCAGGAATTATCACAGTAACAGGTGGTGGAGCTGGTACCTCTGCGATTGGACAATTCGTCAGTGAAATTACTGTCATAGATTAATTTTTGTGCTATAATGAAAAGATATAGTTTACTATTACTTCTCTTTAGCACAATACCTTCGGTATATGCGGTGCCCGTGGTCCCCAATTTTACGCAGGGATCAATGACTTCGACTACTACGACCACCAGTACCACAACTGAGACCATAAATTCTATGGATTATAATACTGGCTGGCAATATTCAGTGACTGGTACAAATGTATCAGCAGATGGACCATTAGTTCCAACAGGAGCTAATTCAGTTAATAACACTAATGTTACATTAGATGGAGTGACTTCACAATGGACAGGATTGAATCTAGAACAAAGACCACAATTCACACAAACAAACAATGGAGTTGGAAACTTCCAATTCACAGAAACATATGCTGGACCAGGGCTATCCAATCACACGATAATCCAACGCACCACCACCATAAACAGCGTCACCGACACAACAAGCACCTTTACACAGTAAGTACACTTGTACTATCTTTGTTAAGTCCCACTGCTGCAATGGCATCAGATGTTGGTGGAATCAGTGCTACTGCAAGTCCCATCGCCAATTCTTCAGGCTCAGTGACCAACCAGGCGATACAAGTTTTACAAGGTCCATATATTACAAACACATATGGTAATGGTGTTCAATGCCAAGGTGCTACCATGAACATTACACCGTACATCACAGGAACAGGATCATTCAAGCGTCCTTTCGAACACACATATATGGATCCCGTATACGATGTGCATGATGCAGATGATAATGGTCAGATTGATAATCCAGGTAACATACTCTACTATGTTCCTACAAGAACAGGGCAACAAGATTCATATAACTTATCTGTAGGTCTCTCTGCTACATGGTCTAAACCATTAGACAAAGAACTACAAGAACAATGTAAGGAAGCAGTCGCGACACAAATAAATTTACAAAATCAAATATATGCAAACAAGAGATTAGACTTTGAGTTGGCTCGTCTCAAAAATTGTGGTGAATTAATGAAGGCTGGTATCGTATTCCATCCTCAGTCTCAGTATGCTGCTGTATGTGCTGATGTTAAGTTGATAAATCCACCAGGCACACTACCAGATCATACACATACGATTACACCTACCCCTTCTTCTTCATCTTCTCAAAATTTAAAGGAGATAAACCTTTCGATTGGCGATATCGATTAGCTTGAATTTCATTACGGGAAGGAATATATGGTTTCTTTCCTAGTTTTTTCTTTACAAAGTCAGTTGCTTTTTTAATTATAGGTTTAATTACTCTTAACAATATGGTGTTGCAGCAGCAGATGCTGTAGCCACAACTGCAATAGCAGCAGTTACACTTACCTGATTTGTAGAGGGTAGGTATTTTTCGACTGCCGTGGTGGGCTCATATAATACTACACAAGTAGTGCCTTGTAGTTCATGACCTACTACCTTCTCACTACCATCCTGTGTTAAATCACCTACTCGTGGTTGATTAGGTGCAGGGCACTCAGTCTCTTCTTCTTTTGGTGGTATCTCTGGTGGTGTTACGTCAGGTTGTGGTGTGTCAGGTGGTGGAGGAACGTTTGGAACTGGTGCTTCTCTTACAATTGTTAATTGCTCTGGTTCATAATTCATTGGAGTATAGGATGGTATAGTCGCATCACAGACAATCATAGCCTGATCAGGATCATCTTCCACAAGATTCCTATCGACAGGTAATCCACTCTTATGATATTGATTATCTTGGTGTGCTTTGACACAACCAGGCATATCAATAATTGGATTACCAATATTCACCACCACAGGTGGAGTCAAGTGATTCACATTCGGTTGATGAACATGATAGTTTGGAACAGTTACATTTTGTATCTGAACACTACCAACATCATCCACATGAATAAGTGGAATCGACATTACTTTGCTACCTTACCAGTTGGTAAAGGCATCATCTCTACTATTCGTTCAAGCACTGCCTTCTCAACAACACTTTCGATATACTGTTTATTCCTCTCCTCTCTACTTGCTTTTGTGATATTCACATATGTAAGCATTGAAATCATAAAGAGAACACCAGCAAATGAAGCTGCCGACATAATATTAAAAATGTTTTTCATCATCCTCCACTCCAATCCCAGTTCCAAGGTAAAATTGCCATGCCAATATAAGGCATAAGTATATATTCATCTACTAGTATTAGTATAGGTAGAAAGAAAAAAAGTTCAAGTGCTATTCTCTTTTTCATTGGTAATGATTCTACCCATCTTCTCCAAGGATTATTCGCTAATCTATCCAATTTTAATTTATTGAATATTTTTTCTGCCCACCACTGTGGATCTACTATATCCTTAAACCAAATAAGAGGTGTCAATAACCATCTAACTTGTTTATTCCATCTAGAGAACACATATATTATTGTTCCTATGAATAGAATTAATATCAAAAGAAAAAATAAATCAAGCATTAAAAATTAGGTACTCCTAAACCTACTCCAGATGGTATTGGTGCAGATGGTTCTGCCATATCTGGAACTAATCCTCCAACACCACCACCAAGTCCACTTGGTAATACTGATTCCATTACTTTACTTTTGACGTTTTCGATGATAGCATCTTTATTGAGATATACAACCCCAACAGCACCAACGACGGTGATAGATACAACACCACTTGCAATAGCGATTCCATTGATAATTTTTTGTAACATGATTTTTCTCCTATAAGATAATAGCACCTATAATAAATCCTTTTGCAAAAGTAATGCAAAGGACTTGGTAGTCAGTTAAGTTAAATTTTTTCTGAAACCAAGCAATTTTTTTCTTGTCCCATTCAACAACCTTATCAAAGATTTTTTGAGTTTTATCTGATAATGCCATCATTAACCCTCCTGTAATGTACCGAAAGACCTTCGTATTTCACGAAGTTCCTCGAAGTTCTTTTGTTTTGTACCACCGTCATACGACCAAGCATATCCTTCGGTGATCATTTTTTCGTTGAGTGATACATCATCATCGCCAATGTATAACCAACCAAGCAGCCTACCATACTTACCCATCCCACCTTTGAGTTCAGTTCGTATAGTGAGTTCATCATCTCCATCAATTGCGTCCTCCAAATTTTTTTTCATCCAGTTTGTAGCGTCTAGTCCCAGTGCTTTCTCTTCCAGATCTCTTGTTCTTTTCTCTGGCGTATCAACTCCTGCAACTCTAACTCTTTCTTTCTTGTATAGATCAAACCCAAGATCAATGGTGACATCAATAGTATCCCCGTCAACAACACGATTAATCTCCGTTACTCTAAAGTTATAGCAGCTTTTCCTGCTTGGTGGAACCATCGCTCCCATTCTGAACCTCCCAAAAATCATCTAGTGCACTATTTATAGCATCAGAAGGTAGGGTTGCATTTCTTTCAATTTCACCCTTCTTTAAATTTCTTTGAAACATCATCTGCAAACTCTGAAGATGATGTGGATTTGTTACGTCTATCTCTCCTTTTGGTTCTTCTCTTTTTAAAAATATTAAATCTCTTTCATCAGGACAATTAGCAGGTGAACCATCTAAAGGAAGACTACAAGCACCAGCTGGTGGTGTTACTGGTGCTTCTCCACACATTGTTATAAAGAACAATGGTAATAATAATACTAACTTATTCATCTGGTTGCCTACAAAAGTTTGGTTCTTCGTCATACTTTCTTTCATAATCATATCCATCTATTACAACCACTGGTGCAACGACACTATGAAACTCACGAAAATATTCTTCTCGACTCTCTGCATACTTTCTCTCTTCTTTCTTCTTCATAATGCACCATCCCAGAAAGTATCACCCATAGGTTGCATATTTCTTGATAGTATATACAATCCAATATTACATAGAAACCAGTTAATATTAATTACCCAAGTTTGTCTCCACAAATACTTTCGATTTGTTTCAACTATGTAAATGTTTCTTTCGTTGTCAGATCTTCTTACTACCTGTTCAAGGCCGAGTGCAACCATAAAACCGATTGCATAGATGTAAAAAGCAAAATTCAATAAACTTGAACTGAAAAGTAGAAAACTAATCATTTGGAAAGTTTTTGTCGTATGTCATTATGTAGTATATCACAAATGAAACAGAAATCAAGAGTAGTAATATCATAACATTAACACTATGAACCACCGTCATATTTTATCTCCATATCATTCAATCCTTTTACTTCGGATGGTGTTTCAGTTATTATTGTTTTAGGTTTATCTTTTTCTTCCCATATCTTTTTGATCTCTTCTGATTGTCTATCAATCTCTCTCATTGTATTTGCAATTTTAACATCAATCCATTTCTGTTTTAACCACTCAATAATACCTAAAGCAAGAAAAGAGATAGGGAAGCGTTGCTTCTTAGCCCATCTCTCTGCCTTTGCATACCAAGGGTCTACACCCTTACCAAATTGTTTTTCAAATTCAATTTTCATGCGATCATTAACATTGCTTTCTGCAATTCTCTTGCGTGTTCCAACTCATCATTTGCAATTTCTTGTATCTTTAAATCCTCTGGATGATAAGCACCATACTTAACATAAGTTTCGTAAGCATGCTTTTCTATCTTCATGTTGATGTCATAAGCGTTAATAGGATCAACAAGATAGTAGCCAACCATGACCCAAAAATAAAATAAAACAAGATGCTTGGCAAAGAACCTATCGATCCAATGAGTGTCCCCTCCTCTTCTCTCCATCTCTTCCAAATGTTCCGTTTCATTTAATGCTTGATAGAAGTGTTCTTTCATCAAGTATATATGATCCTCA